ACCTTGACGGGGCGCTATGGACATCGGCCATGTTGGACGACATCCACCTGAAGGTGCGCCCGGACGGCTTTGAGCGCGTTGTGGTGGCGGTGGACCCGACGGTGTCATCGGGCAAGACCTCGGACGCGTGTGGGATAATTGTGGCGGGGCTGGTGCGCAGCGGCGTGCATTGGCAAGCGGTGGTGTTGGAAGACGCCACTGTCGAGCGCGCGACCCCCCACCAATGGGCGCAGGCCGCGATTGCGGCCTATGAGCGCCACGACGCCGACCGCATTGTGGCGGAGGTGAACCAAGGGGGCGATCTGGTGGAGACATTGATCCACCAATGCGACCCGCTTGTTCCCTACGGCGCAGTACGGGCCAGCCGGGGCAAGATCGCGCGCGCGGAGCCTGTGGCGGCGCTTTATGAGCAAGGGCGCGTGCGCCATGTGGAAGGTCTGACCGAATTGGAAGAGCAGATGGGGCAGATGACCACCACCGGCTTCCAAGGCGACGGATCGCCTGACCGCGTGGACGCGCTGGTCTGGGCTTTGACGGAGCTGTCCCAGCCCGACCCGGAGCCTGACTGCGCGCGCATCAGAAGCCTTTAGGGGCACCGTTCGCAGGGGTCAGATGATGTTCACACATGGACGTCATATTGCCCCCAAGCGATCAAGACAGCCGGGACATTTGCCCGGCGTGACGATCTGACAATTGAGGCCCTCTGGATCACATCCCGGGGGCCTTTTCCTTTTTTTGACCCAAGACCGGGGGAGCCTGACCATGGTTTTTGACTTTTTGCGGCGACAGCCTGCGCGTGCAGCGACGTCTGTTCCTGAGGCGAAGGCCTCGGCGACGGGCAAGGTGCTGGGCTATGGCGGGCCTTTGACACCCACCCGTTGCTGGCGCTGATCTCGCGGCCCAATGCGGCGCAAGGGCGTGCGGAATTTCTGGAGGCGCTGTATGGCCAGCTCTTGCTGTCTGGCAACGGCTATCTGGAGGCTGTGGGCTTGGGCGAGGGCGCCCCGGTGGAGCTGCATGTGTTGCGCTCAGACCGGATGCATCTGGTGCCGGGATCTGACGGCTGGCCCGCGGCGTATGAATATGCAGTGGGCGGGCGCAAGCACCGGTTCAACATGACCGGCGATCTGGCCCCGGTGTGCCACATCCGCAGCTTCCACCCGCAAGACGACCATTACGGCTTCTCGCCGCTGCAGGCCGCCGCCACCGCCATTGACGTGCACAACAGCGCGTCGCGCTGGTCGAAAGCGCTGCTGGACAACGCCGCGAGGCCGTCGGGGGCGATTGTCTACAAGGGCGCGGATGGCGCGCAGACCATGACCAACGACCAGTTTGAGCGGCTGCAAATGGAGATGGAGGCGCACCACCAAGGCGCGCGCAACGCGGGCCGCCCGATGCTGCTGGAAGGTGGCTTGGACTGGAAGCCGATGGGGTTTTCGCCATCTGACATGGAGTTCCAGAAGACCAAGGACGCCGCCGCGCGCGAGATTGCGCAAGCGTTCGGGGTGCCGCCGATGCTGCTGGGCATTCCGGGCGACGCCACCTACGCCAACTACGCGGAGGCCAACCGGGCGTTCTACCGCCTGACGGTTTTGCCACTGGCGGGCAAGGTTTTGGGGGCGATGTCGCATTGGCTGGGCGAGTTGTCCGGCGAGAGCGTGGGCTTCAGCGCGGATCTGGATCAGATCACCGCCCTTGGCGCGGAGCGAGAGGCGCAGTGGACGCGCGTTGCCAACGCCGACTTCCTGAGCGACGCGGAGAAGCGCGTGCTTCTGGGCCTGCCTGCGGAGGCCGTGTGATGGAGGTCAAGGGCGGGGGCACGGCCAAGAAGCCCAGCGGATCGAAGTACCTCTATGAGCCGTTCCCCAGCAGCGGCGATCGGGCCTCGCTCCACCGCGTCGAGACCAACGCCGCCGTGCAGGATGAGCGCTGGAAGGCGCTGGATTACCGCTTGGGACAGATTGAAACCAAGCTGGACCGCGTGGACCGCAGGCTGTGGCTGACCATCTTCGGCGTCGCCGCCGCCGTTCTACGAGAAACCGTTTTAGGCGTTTTGGTTCCATAGAACCGGGGAGAGACACAATGATTTCAGACTATTACGGGCACAACCTAGAGCGAAAGCTGTGCCAAATCGGCCACCATGTCGAGATGGATGCGGACGCCACCATTGCGGGCTACGCATCGCTTTTTGGCGAAGTGGACCAAGGCGGCGACATCGTCACCAAGGGCGCCTACACCGCCTCGCTCAACCGCTTAGAGGCGTGTCGCACCAAGGTGAAACTGCTTTGGCAGCACGACCCGGCCATGCCGATTGGCGTCTGGGATGAAGTGCGCGAGGACGAGCGGGGCCTTTATGTCAAAGGCCGCCTGCTGACGGAAACCCGACAGGGGTTTGAAGCAGCGGCGCTGATCAAAGCGGGCGCCCTTGACGGGCTGTCCATCGGATACCGCACGGTCAAAGCCGAGCGGGATGCCAAGGGCCGGAGGCATTTGGCAGAGTTGGAGCTTTGGGAAGTGTCGCTTGTCACCTTCCCCATGCTGCAACAAGCGCGGGTGGGGGGGAAATCCCAAGCCACATCCGTGGACGAGACGACGGCGCAAGACCTCGCGGGCGTATTCCGCACCCTGCGCCACCGCCTCAACGACGACTGAGCATTCCCTTCACATGGAAAGTGGACACGACATGACCAACCCCCAGAAGAAATCTCGTGCGGGAGCGCATGAGAGCAAGGCCGAGCGTGCTGCGGCGGGCCCCGACATGGCGCCCGACCTAGCCCGCGAGATGGCCGGATTTCTCGACGACTTTGGCCAGTTTCAGGCCGACATCAAACACCGACTGCAACAACAGGAAGACCGCATGACCCATCTGGATCGCAAGAATTTCGCCCGCGCCGCGCGCCCGGCCTTGTCCACCGCCGTTGAGGCCGAGGTGCCTCATCAGAAGGCCTTTCAGGCCTATCTACGAAGTGGCGATGACGATGGTCTGCGCGGCCTCGACATCGACGCGAAAGGCATGACAACCGCCGTGTCCGCCGAGGGTGGCTATCTGGTGGACCCGCAGACATCCGACACCATTGCGTCGGTGCTGGGCAGCCAAGCGTCCCTGCGCGCCGTGGCCAATGTGGTCAACGTCGAAGCCACGTCCTACGACGTGTTGGTCGACCACACCGAGCTGGGCTTTGGCTGGGCCTCCGAGACCGGCGGCGCCACCGAGACGGACACGCCGCAGTTCGACCGCATCTCGATCCCGCTGCATGAGCTGTCGGCGCTGCCGAAAGCGTCGCAGCGCCTGCTCGACGACGCAGCCTTTGACGTGGAGGGCTGGCTGGCCACCCGCATTGCCGATAAGTTCGCCGCCGCCGAGGCCGCAGCATTCGTGGGCGGGGACGGCGTGGACAAGCCCAAGGGCTTCCTGACGCACCCTGTCACTCTGGATGAGACCTGGGCCTGGGGCTCGCTGGGCTATGTGGCGACGGGCGCTGCTGGCGACTTCTCGTCGGGGACCTCTGCGGACAACATTGTGGACAAGATGAAGGACGCCGATGGGCGCTTCTTGTGGTCCGACGGTTTGGCCGCCGGTGAGCCCGCGCGCCTGATGGGCTACCCGGTGCTGATCGCAGAGGACATGCCTGACATTGCCAACGACGCCACAGCCATCGCGTTTGGCGACTTCACCAAGGGCTACACCATCGCGGAGCGCCCCGACCTGCGCATCCTGCGCGACCCGTTCTCGGCCAAGCCGCATGTGCTGTTCTACGCCACCAAGCGCGTGGGCGGCGACGTGAGCGACTTTGCGGCGATCAAGCTGCTGAAGTTCGCGGTGTCCTAAGTGCCTTGGCCCGGGCGGCGGCGCGTTCTGCCGCCCGGAGCCACCACTGCCACCTGATGTTCTAACTTGCCCAGGAGACCAAGCATGCAGCTTGTCGAACTGACCTCCCCCCCCGCAGGCACCTTGCCGCTGGCCGCGTTCAAAGCGCATCTGCGACTGGGGACCGGGTTCTCTGAGGAAAACCTGCAAGACGACGTGTTGGAGGCCTTTTTGCGGGCGTCCCTCGCAGCGATTGAGACCCGTATCGGCAAGGCTTTGCTGGAGCGGGAATTGGAATGGCACATAGAGCGGTGGACGCAAGACGACTGCCAGCCCTTGCCGATCGCGCCTGTGACCGAGCTGCTGGGCGTGTCGAGCTTCACCGCGCAGGGCGACCTTGAAGCGCTGGCCCTAGAGGGCTTTGCGTTGGAGCGTGACACCCACCGACCGCATTTGCGCGGCCTGTCGGGGCGTTTGCCGGTGATCCCGAACGGGGGATCAATTTCGGTCGTGTTCAAGGCGGGGTTTGGCCCGAACTGGAGCGACGTGCCAGCGGACCTGCAACAGGCGGTCTTGCTGCTGGGCGCGCATTTCTACGAGCACCGCATGGATGTGGAGGGCAAAGCGAGCCTGATGCCGTTCGGCGTTGTCTCGCTGTTGGCCCCGCACCGGACCGTGCGGGTTTTTGGAGCGCGGACATGAGCGTGAATTTGAACCGCAAAATGGTGCTGGAGCGCGCAGAGCGTGTGGCGGACGGCGCAGGCGGCTTCACGCAGGCTTGGGTGCCGGTTGGCACGCTTTGGGCCGCGCTGAAGCCGGGATCGGGGCGTGAGCGCCTTGGCGCGGGCGTGACCGTGTCGAGCGTGCCGTGGCGGATCACGGTGCGGGCAGCGCCTATGGATAGCAGCGCGCGGGTCTTGCCAGATCAACGGCTGCGGGAGGGCGCGCGCGTGTTTCGGGTCACCGCCGTGGCCGAGGCGGATGCGGACGCACGCTACCTGACATGTTTTGCAATCGAGGAGGCTGCGGGATGACTTACGGAGTTTCAGCGGCCTTGCAGACGGCCTTGTTTGGCGCGCTTAGCGGCGACGCGGACCTGAGCAATCTTGTGAGCGGCGCGATCTTTGACGCGGAGCCTGCGGGCGTTTTGCCGGAGATATACGTCACCTTGGGGCCGGAAACCGTGCGTGCGGGATCAGATGGCTCTGGCGGCGGCGCGCTGCATGAGTTTGTGATCTCGGTGGTGACCGACGCGGCTGGGTTTGCGACCGCCAAGGTGGCCGCAGTTGCCGTGTGCGACGTGCTGATCGACGCAGAGTTGGACCTGTGGCGGGGCAGATTGGTGTCGTGCCGCTTTGCCAAAGCCAAGGCCGCACGGGTCGAGAAGGGTGCGGCGCGGCGCATCGACCTGACGTTTCGGGCTCGGGTCGATGACGGGTGACGGCGTAAAGCGGTGACCGGCACGCCTGAGGCGCGCGGCGGATTTGGATATTTTTGAAACAATGATGGGGCTGGCGGTGCGCTTTGGAGGCGCGCGTTACCCCGACTGCAACATGAATGGAGACGAGCCATGGGCGTACAACGCGGCAAGGACATGCTTTTGAAAGTGGATTTGACCGGAGACGGTCAGTTCGAGACCATCGCAGGCCTACGGGCCACGCGGATTTCGTTCAACACCGAGCAGGTAGATGTGACCTCGTTGGAGAGCACCGGCGGCTGGCGCGAATTGCTGGCAGGTGCGGGGGTGAAGAGTGCGTCGATCTCGGGCTCGGGCGTGTTTCGTGACGAGGGGACCGACGAGCGGGCAAGGCAGATTTTCTTTGACGGGGAAGTGCCGCAGTTTCAGGTGATTATCCCAGATTTTGGCATTGTGGAGGGGGCGTTTCAGATCACCTCCATTGAATATGCGGGGGCTTTGGAGGGGGAAGCGACGTACGAGCTGTCGCTGGCCTCGGCGGGGGCGTTGGGGCTTTTGCGCTGCACGGAGGCGGCGGCGCAACTGTTGGCGCGCGCCTTCGCCCCGGCGACCACCGCATGATGACCTTCGACTGGCCGGCCCTGTTGCGGGTGGCTGTGGCGGCGGGGCTGAGGCCTGCGGAGTTTTGGGGGCTGACGCCTGCGGAATTCGTGCTGGTGCTGGGCTTGGACGCCCAAGAGAAGCCGCTGACCCGCGCCAGACTGGCGGAGTTGGACGCGGCGTTTGGCGACATGAAAGGAGCCCCGTGACATGGGTGTTTTAGACGGAATTGACGGGCTTGAGAGCCGCATTGAAGGCTTGGAAAGCTCGCTGGGCGGCGCGGAAGTTGTCGTGTCGACCTTTGAGACGGAGCTGGCGGCGATGCGCTCGACGATGCTCTACACCTCGCGGGAGGTGGCGTCGTTGTCGCTGTCCATCGGGGGTGGCTTGCGCAAGGCGTTCGACGGGCTGGCCTTTGACGGCATGAAGCTGTCGGACGCGTTGAAGACCGTGGCCGAGAGCATGATCAACGCGGCGTATAACACCGCGATGAAGCCCATTCAGAACGGGATGGGCGAGGTAATTGCCCATGGGGTGAACGGGCTGGTATCGGGCATTCTGCCCTTTGAGAAGGGCGGCACCTTTAGCCAAGGGCGCGTGATGCCATTCGCAAAAGGCGGCGTCGTCTCCTCCCCCACCAATTTTGCCATGCGCGGCGGCATCGGACTGATGGGCGAGGCCGGGCCGGAGGCGATCATGCCGCTGGCGCGCGGGCCTGATGGGTCACTGGGGGTTCGCGCGGGCAAGGGCGGCGGTGGCGGGCCTGTGTCCATTGTGATGAACATCTCGACCCCTGATGTGGCGGGCTTTCAGCGCTCGCAAAGTCAGATCGCCGCCCAGATGCAACGCGCCTTGGGGCGCGGGCAACGCAACCGCTAGTATCTAAGGATCCCCGGACATGAAGTTTCACGAAGTCAGATTCCCAGCGGCGCTGTCGTTTGGCTCGCTTGGCGGGCCGGAGCGGCGCACCGAAGTTGTCACCCTTGCCAACGGGTTTGAGGAGCGCAACACGCCGTGGGCCCATTCGCGCAGGCGTTATGACGCGGGCGTGGGCATGCGCTCTCTGGAGGACATCGAGACCATGATTGCGTTCTTTGAGGCGCGGCAGGGGGAGATGTTTGGCTTCCGCTGGAAGGATTGGTCGGACTGGTTGATCACCTTTGACGAGGCGCCTGACGACGGCGTTGAGATCACCGCCGGATACGAGTTTGACGTGCCTGTGCGCTTTGACACGGGGAGCATCCAGACCAGCGTGGCCTCATTTCAGGCGGGCGAAGTCCCCAGCGTTCCGGTTGTGGAGGTGCGGGTGGCCTGACGGCCAGCGCGTTGCAACAGGTGACGGGGCTTGCGGTGGACAACACCGAGGCCATGGGCGCCTTGTCCGACGAGGCGGTGCGCGAGGACGACATCAACGCAGGCCGCTTTGACGGGGCGCAGGTGCAGGCATGGCTGGTAAACTGGGCGAATGTTTCTGAGCGGGAGCTTCGGTTTCAGGGCAGCATTGGCGAAGTGAAGCGCACGGATGGTGCGTTTCACGCAGAGCTTCGGGGCCTGTCGGAGCGTCTGAACACGCCTGTTGGGCGCGTTTTTCAGAAGTCGTGCCAAGCGGTGCTGGGGGACGGGCGCTGTTGTGTGGACCTGAGCCAGCCGGGCTACCGGGCGGATGCTCCTGTCGACGTGGTTGAGGACGGGCGGGTCTTCACATTCGGCGCGCTTGCGGGGTTTGATGACCGCTGGTTCGAGCGGGGCCGCTTGGTGATCAAATCTGGCCGAGCCGAGGGCCTTGTGGGGATGGTCAAGAACGACCGCGTTGTCGACGGCAAGCGGGTCATTGAGCTGTGGGAGGAGCTGCGGCTGCCCATCGTTGCGGGTGATCTCGTGCAGCTGGAAACCGGCTGCGACAAGCGGGTCGAGACATGCCGTCTCAAGTTCCAGAACATCGCCAATTTTCAGGGGTTTCCGCACATTCCTGGCGAGGACTGGCTGATGACGTACCCAAAAGAGGGCGGCGCCAATGATGGCGGGAGCAGGTACTCATGAGCGCGCCGGTTGATCTGATTTTGACAGAGGCCCGTGAGTGGCTCGGCACGCCTTACCGCCATCAAGCGAGCTGCAAGGGCGCGGGCGCGGACTGCTTGGGACTTTTGCGCGGCGTTTGGCGCGAGGTGTATGGCGCGGAACCAGAGCCGGTGCCGGCTTATAGCGCTGATTGGTCGGAGCCACAGGGCGAAGAAGCGTTGTGGCGGGCCGCGGCGCGCTGCCTGTTGCCAAAGCTACAGGGCGACGCGGCGCTGGGGGACGTGATCTTGTTTCGGATGCGCGAGCAGGGCGTGGCCAAGCATATTGGGCTGACCAGCGGTGTTGGGACTGAGGCTAAGTTTATCCATGCCTATTCCGGGCATGGGGTGGTGGAATCTGCGTTCTCGGAGCCGTGGGCCCGGCGCGTCGTGGCACGGTTTGAATTTCCGAAGGTAGGTGGCTGATGGCAACAATTCTTCTCTCGGCAGTGGGGGCTGCGGCGGGCGGCGTCTTGGGG